CATACCTTATCGTTCACCAGTCGATGGAAAAATGCATCGATATTTCCCGGATTTTCTTATAAATACAAAGAACAGACAGGGATTGAGCGAGACGATGCTGATCGAAGTCAAACCGAAAGCGCAGACAGTCGAGCCTAAGAAAAAATCAACGGTGACGAAGCGATACCTGAATGAAGTCTTTACATGGGGAGTTAACTCCGCCAAGTGGGCAGCTGCTGAAGAATATTGTAAAGACAAAGGCTGGAACTTCGTCATCATGACAGAGAAAGAAATCTACGGTAAATGACCGCATACATTTTTCAACAACTATCGCAGCGCGGCAAAGCAGAAGGTATAGACAGGTCTGATGTAGAAGAAGCGCGCGAATGGTTTAGACAGGCTGCGCTGGATGTTCGCACCGTCAACCGTCGCCGAATGATGAATGACAAAAAGAACATCAAGACTGTTCTGGATCAGAAGTCTATTGGCAAAATGTATACGTTCTTCTACGATCCAAAACACAAACAGACACTTCCTTACTACGATTTGTTTCCACTGATTTTTCTTGTTGATTTCAAAGACAACGGATTTTTAGGAATCAATCTACATTATCTCCCGCCTGTATTGCGCGCGAAACTTATGGATGCTCTGTATCAGATCGTAAACAATACCAAGCATAACGATACAACAAAGTTGAAGATCTCTTATCAAGTCTTGGCTTCCGCATCTAAATATCGTTGGTTCAAGCCATGTCTGAAACATTATCTTTGGGATCATGTCGCGAGTAACTACCTAAATATTGAACCTACCAACTGGGATTCCGCGCTGATGCTACCGACAGAACAATTTAGAAAAGCGACCAAGGAAAAAGTCTGGCGCGAGTCGAGAGAGATGATCTAATGTTCAACATCGCAAGATTTTCGGCTCACATAAATAATAGTGGAACTGTCCAAACTAACAAGTTCATTGTAAGAATCCCACCGCCCATAATTTTGCAAAATGGGTTCGAAGTGGTACAAAGATCAATCGAATACAGAGCGAACTCAGTAAAAGTTCCCGGAGTCGATCTAGACACTCAAAACGTTTCGCGTTATGGTGTGGGTCCATCACAGAAATTCCCAACCAATGTAAACTTCACGGACGTTGATATCAACTTCCTCGATAACAATAACAATGCTTTTTGGAAATACTTTGCGAAATGGATGAATGGGATATTTGACTATACTGGGGTGAGTGGAGGAAGTCAGCCTAGCTATAAAGTTGAATACAAACAGTACTATCAGACAGATATTCAAATATTTGTTTTTGATAATGCTGGTCGTCAAACCAACGCTATCATTTTGAAAGAAGCTTTTCCGATTTCGTTGAGTGATGTTAGTTTGTCTTGGAGCGAAAATAATCGCCTGTATGAATTCAGTGTAAGATTTTCATTCAAAGAATGGTTTTACAGTGGTTACGACATGGGTGTATATGAATCTGGTGCAACTATAGGTCCTGGTCAAACAGCACAAGTAGTTCCGCAAAGAACTGAATCGCCTAGACCACCAACAGGTGTCAATCAAGCAGTTGGAAATGAAGGTTTTATTGGTCTAAATGGCGAAGTATCACCGACACCAGTATTCCAAACAGGATCATAAACATTAACAATGGAGATACATTATGCCACTACCTAAAATCAAACACCCAATTTACGAATTTCATATTCCATCATCTGGTTTCGATCGTAAGAAAGTAGAACCTTTCCGCCCGTTCCTAGTCAAGGAAGAGAAGCTTCTGTTGATGGCTAAGGCATCGGAAGATTCAGGTGACATGCTCAGAGCAATCAAGCAAGTCGTAAACAACTGCGCTATCAATGATTCATTTGATGTTGATAAGCTGGCTATTTTCGATCTAGAGTATCTCTTCATTCAGCTGAGATCTGTGTCTGTCAATAACGTCGTGAAGGTTTCTTACCGAGACAACGAAGATCAAGAGCTATACAATTTTGAAATTGATCTGAAAGAAATCGAAGTCAAGTTCCCGGAAAAGGTTGAGAGGGTCGTAAAGATCACCGACGACATGGGAATTCAGATGCGTTATCCGCCAGCATCTTTGTTTGATGACAAAGAGTTTTTGAAATCAGGCGACGATGCATTTTACGAATTGATTGTTCGTTGTATCGATAAGATCTACGACGGTGACGATATCTTCGATCCATCAGACTACACCAAGAAAGAAATAGAACAATTCCTTGACGATGTCGGTGTTGATGTTTTTCAAAAGATACAAGACTTTATGTCCAATGTTCCCAAGTTGTATTACAAGATCGAATACAAAAACAAGAATGGAAACAATAGGGTGATTGAGCTAACAACGCTCTCAGATTTTTTTACGTTGGATTGAACCATAATACTCTAGAGAATTACTACGTTTCCATATTCTCGCTGGTTCAACACCATAAATATTCTGTTGCAGATATTGAAAATCTTTATCCTTTCGAACGTGACATCTTTGTTGAAATGCTCCTGCAATATCTAAAAGAGCTTGAAGAGCACAGGAGAAAAAATGCCTAGATTTGCAACACCGGATCCGGATGACGACAATAGTTTCCCAAGACCTGCGCAGGATGAAGTGAGAGCGATCAATAACTCATCTCGAATTCCTG